CTACCACCTTCTTTCTTTAAATGTCTTACATTGTAATATTGAAATTTATTTCTGTTAATTCTATCAGAGCCAGGATCATTAGGATCATTATAATACTGAGCATAGAATTGTACTCTGTCTGAATACTCTGCCTTAATACGAGAAAGGATTTGCATATTAAATCCAAAAGCTTTTCCATCTTTTCTAATAACTCTAGGCCAGATAAAAATACCTTCATCTTCAACTACAAACTCTTTAATCTCCCANACAGGAGCTTCATCAATCTTTACACCATCCTCATTATATACATCGTATACTTGATTCTTCCATTCATTATAAATATCTGCTGGATGATACCTAGTACCACATGCTAATGTAAAACCACCTGAGTTTCTGATAGAAGTAAACTGTGAAGACTTTCTACTAACCTGCATTCTTCCATCTTCAGTGTATGCGTTTTCAGGAACAACAAGATCGTCTGGGATGATAATGTCTGCATGCCATCCAGTAGTGTTAGTAGTGAGTCCTGCTGTTGCTACTGTAGCATCTCTAATACCNTCTTTCTTTCTNTTNNTATGATCTACNGANANTTTATTACTNGCCCACTTTTCTCTNTTACCTTCTTGTGGNTGTATATANTCNGGAAAGTATCTTCTATATANNGTACTACCAAGCATATTNTTAATAGCATATAANTGTGTNTCAGCNANCTCTGCTGTAGCNGATACATANAGAATGGTNACATCTGGNTGTTTAGTAATAATCCANGCTGCCCANGTAGCCACCATATGACTCTTAAGGTGACCACGAGGGAGCATGATAAGTTTATTATTAGCTAATGATCCACCTTGACCAAACAGATTATAGTCTTGCAACCATGCAAAAGTTTCTCTATGAACTTCACCATACATATAGCCNGGATTNATTANCTTAGCAAAGAAGTATAAATCTTCAAGAGCCTGCTCTCTAATCTTCTTAGCTGCTTCTGGCATCTTCTGAAGTTTTAACTCAGCCTCTACTAGCCATTCATCCTCTTGTGCCATTATGCCTTCCTATAATCTTCTAGTCTTTTAACATCACCAGCAAATTCATCACTGATATGTTTTTCAATAGCTACTCTCTTTTCAATCTCTGCTTTAGATGGCCTACCAGCAGCTCTCTTATCCCACCCTTTTTCAGCAAGATATTTAGCTGCTTGGAAATTGCCATTTTCACTGTTAATTAAAGCTTGCATTTCTCTAACAGCGTATGCTCTAAGTTTAAGTTCAAGTTCTTCACGCCACTCGTCAATGTATCTGCGTACAATGACATTAGCACAAAGCCTCTTCCAATGGGGCCATCCACATAAATGTTTTTCAGCAAATAGATATTCTGTTGGATCTTCTTCTTTTAGATAGAGTAGTTTAAGGGAGGGATAAATAACACCTCTCCACTCATGATCATAATCTTTGAATGTGTACACTGCTTGAGATGCATCATAATTACTTTCAAGGAAAAGTCCTTGAGTAATAAATTTACCCTGAGCATCTTTAAACTTACTTTTATCAACCATTATATATTAAATACCCTATATTATAATACCATGTAAGATCCGCTGATACTAATGGCAGAGAAATTTCCAAAGTCAGTATCTGCTGTGGCAGTGGATGCACCCGCTGCAAACTTATTAATTTGTAATACTGTTGTGTTGGGAAGTACGCGAGATTGAAGATTGGTAATTCCACTAACAAACTGATCAGCATGAACAGCTAGTGTTTGTATATTACCTGCTGTTGGTTGACTAGCTATTGGAAGACCAGTAATTGACGCTACACCAGTTGAAGTACCTTTACTGGTTAAAGCAATGTATACTGTAAAAAATACCATATTACCATGTCGTACATATTTTCCAACACGATTTGAATAAGTGATGCCATTACTTCCACCACCAAAAGTTAATGTTGGTGTAAAATTAGTTGAAACATTAGTAAAATCTCGCACATCAATAGATTGAGAGGAACGGTCAATATTGACAGGCGACGTATAAGTATTTGGTCCAAGTTGTACACCACGAGGCCAATATATATCATTGATAGTACTTACACCAAATCGACAATTTGCAACTGAACCAGTAACTGAGGTCATAATGCCTGAGTTCATATAGACGTGATAATCCAGGTTCGTATGCCCGGCAGATGCGCCGAACATAGAACATTGATTTAATGCAAATCCAAATACATTAGGACAGTCAATAAATATATGTGCTTTTTGTAAAGCTGATGTACCTGCATTAGCTAAGAGGCCATAAGTATTTTCCTCAAAATAACATCCAGTAAATGTCCATGCCTGAATGCCACCTCCAGTACCAGTAACTCTAACACCATTATATAAATTTCTCTCGATAGTACATCCTATGAAAGTCCAACCTACTACAGGAAAAGCTGCAAAGGCACTATTTACTAATATGCCATGTTGACCCGCAACTCCAAATCTACATTGTATAAAGGTTTGTTGTGCTGGATTATCTGTAGCATTAACATTTAAATTATTAAAAATAGCTTCAGCACATGCGACACGTTCCCACAAATTCCAAATGGTTCGACCAATAATGGAAATATTATTCCTCATTTGAAAAATGTAGAGATCTCTGAATGTCAAGAAATCACATGAATTAGCTCCTATAGAACCAATAATACTAATACCATCTGCATTAATATAAGTTGTTTTATTACGGTTGCGTAAAGTAACTCCTTCAAGACTCACATCTGTTATTGAATTGGTTGAATTATTAATAGTGAAAATAGCACTATCAATGGCATTGTAAATAGTTGTTGACCATCGACCTTCACCTATTACCCTGATATAACGATTGGTAATTGTTATATGACCAAGGTAATTACCACGTCCTATCCTTAATGTTCCCCCACCAACTGAAACAAGATATGCAATTGCTGCATTAAACGCATTCGTGTTATCTGTTCCTGTGTCAGTAACAGGATCATAATCTGCTACAGCACCAAAATCAGATGCATGAACAGTTTCTCGTAACCTATCTTGTACAGTCTGAGCAATAGCATCTACACCATCCTGGAGGAATCCAATAAGTTGTGATCCTTTACCTATTTCAGTACTAGAGAGATCAGATACTTTAGCTAGGTTTGACTCATATGTTGGATCAATTTGTACTGCACCAATAACTCCTGGACCTATAGTTGTTAAGGAACTGAGTATCACGGGATTATCATTAATAAATATAGCTTTAGTATCAATCCTAGATACATTCAGTAGGTTGTTACTATTCAAATCTATATCTTGAAGTAATATATTATTATCTCCAGATAAATTAAGAATATCATTATTAATACTATTTTTAATAGCATCAAAGTTGGAATTAATCTTACTAATATTATAGCCAGAGGTTATGTTATTTAGAACAATGTCTGTCATCCTTACTTACTCCAAGAGAGAACTTCTAGTTCAGTACAAGTCTATCCATAGACAAGGATAGGAACTGTTATTAGTTCCAGTAATTGTTAAGGCTCCCTTTGATCGCTCTTAACATGCATGCTTTTGATCTACTACCTATGTTGCNGCTTNNCTGCAACNTAGGACNAATTGATTTCNNATTAANNNTNNACTAAGGATAATGTTCACTTCGTTCACTATTATATAAGTCTTATATATACTAAGAGTTAGTTTTTGTACCATCTGTACTGTCATTTATACAAATATTCTTAGAATGAACAATTTTGTTTAGAAAAATTGTAGGTGCAATGCACTTATACACAGCACCCCTAACCCCCCTTATCACTCCTTGACATGCATTCCTAGAAATTTCTGGCAATTGTTATGTTATAATATAGCAAACACAACATGTAGTGATGCATTGACTATACAAACACAAGTCCAATCCCTTTCCCTTATCAATCAAGGAGTTACCTTATCTATAGACGCAAAGCGTCACACACTGACAATGATTGTCACAATGTGACCAGTTGTGTCACCTGCTATAGATGTAAAGCTTCCTTTACACGCATGCTAGGCATGAATTAAATATCATGNATAATCAANGTCTTGCATATTTCTTTCATTCCTTGGCATCGGTTGGCATGGGTCTAGCATGTATGTCTGGCACAACCACTACTGGATAAAACCATGACTAAAATCAAACCATATGGTGGCATTGTTGGGTTTACCGTTGGCAACGTATGCATATGTCTGTATCCACGCAATGAATGGTCGTGGAGCATATATCCGGGGGTATTCTGGCGTTTATCCATTGGACCACTCACGATAAGCCGGGCTTACTAAAGCTCACAAGCCATAACGTTTTGTTAACACTTGCTTCACGTTGGCTTAACGTTATGACTGGTAAGCTTTGATCGTCAACTAGACAACCATCCAATCACATGGATAGCAGATGTTAT